GCCTGGAGCCCGCAGGGGCATCGAAGGGCATGGCGTGGCCGTCTGCCGCCCATGTCGCCGCCGGGGGCGTTGCGGCCCCCGGAGCGGGTCAGTCGGGATGCGTTGGCGCGCTGGCACTTCTCGCGCGTGGTCTCGGTGAGGAGCTTCGGCGGCTTCATCGCGGGTAGACTCGGTAAGAGTCCCAATCGCAACAATCCGCAAGGTCATCCATGCTCTCCCAACCATCAACGCAATCCCATATAATCGTGTAGTCATTGCCGAGCGCGTCTAGACCGTGCGCCGTGAAAAATGGGCCAATCTCGCCACATTTCGACTCGCCGGACCCTACGATATAGGCTACCTGCGTTAGCGCGACAGTGGCGTCGCCATGTTGCACCGTGCCGTGGGGCTGGCCGTTGCCCTTACTGTAGCCATACTTTTCGGCACATGGGTTTTCGAGCCATGCCGCAAACTCGATCTTCGCTTCTTCCATCGTCATTTTTTCGTTCGTCATTGTCTTGGTTCCTTTTTCGGAGGGCTTCAGTCGCCTTCCATGACCAAAGATTAGCATCGTTGCTAGCCAATGTCAATAGGCTAGCGAAAATAAATTAGGCTCGCGAGTACAGGCTGCGGTCGCTGGCGGTTTTGAGATCGTGGCACCGCTGACAAAGGCTTTGCAGATTGCCCCAGGACATGCGCGAGGATGGCCGGACCCGGATCGGCACGATATGGTCTACGCAATCGGCTGGCGCGGCATGGCAGTGCTCACACACCGGGTTTACGGCGCGCTTCCGCTCACTGAGTTCTCGCCATGGCCGGTCATACCCGCGAGCCGATGCGCTGCCACGAAATCCCCATCTCTGAGGGGCGTGCTGGGTGCAAAATCCACTATTGACCACGTATTGACAGCATCCGTGCGCGGAACACGGTTTTTTGCTAGCCATCGGCATCAACTCCAGCATACGGTGAGACATGCCACGACGTCCACGGCCATTGGCCGAACTCAAATTGGAGGGGCGGCCTAGCCGACGGGAAATGCCGCAGGATACTCCCTCTTGCGAAATTCCTGATTGGCTACCGCCCACCGGGCAGGACTTCATCCGCACTCATGGTGAGCGGCTACAGCGCGAGATGGGCATGAAGGCGCTCGACGAGCCCATGCTGATCGCGATGGCGATCGCCTGGGCCAACATGATCACCGCCCAGCAGCAGCTCAACCGGGACGGCCTGACCACGCTGGACAGCCGCGACGGCGAGACTATCCGTAAGCACCCGGCAGATGGCAGCGCGCGGTCCTGGGTGCAGCAGTTCGTTAGCATTGCGAGCGTGTTCGGCATGTCCCCAATCGCACGGCTGGCGCTGATGGCACCGAAGCAGGGCAAGGAAAAAGACGACTTGCTGGACGGCAATTATCTGCACAAGCGCACGGTTGAGGCTGTGCAGTGACCCAATGTCCAGGCCGCGTCGCAAAATCCGCCTAGAGCGGCCACCGGGGACGAAATTCGACGAGGCGCTCGCCGACCGGGCCGTTAGGTTTTTTGAGGAGCGACTTACCCACACAAACGGCAAGTTTGCCGGCCGGCCGTTCCTGCTTTTGCCCGACCAAAAGCACGATATACGCGAAGTCTTCGGGCGCGTCGATGACAACGGAAACCGCGTAATCAAAACGTGGTTTGAGGAAGTGCCCAAGAAGAACGGCAAATCCGCAAAGGCGGCGGGCGTGGCGACGAAGTTACTTTTCGCTGACTCTGAGATAGGCGCGGAAGTGTACGGCGCGGCGGGTGACCGCGATCAGGCTGGCATCGTCTTCGGCGTTGCGGCCAACATGGTCAGAAACTCGAAGTTACTCAGCCAGCGATCTAAAATTATCGACTCCACTAAGCGAATAGTGGTTCCCGGCACTTCCAGTTTTTACCGCGTTCTTTCGTCCGAAGTGGCATCTAAGCACGGCTTTAATTCCTCCGGCATCATTTTCGACGAGGTTCACACGCAGCCAAACGAAAGGCTCTGGGAAGTGCTGACCTTCGGCTCGGGCGCCGCGCGCGAGCAGCCGCTCACGTTCGCCATCACGACGGCGGGCATTCCTGGCGAGTCTCCGGTGGCCGAGCGGCTCCACGTGGACGCTGACCAAATATTGCGCGGCATTATTCCATGCCCTGCTGACTTTTACCCGGTGATCTACGGGGCAGAGGACGAGGACGATTGGACCGATGAAGAGGTGTGGCGGGCGACTAACCCACTATTGGCGGCAGGAGTGATGCGGATCGAGGCGCTACGGACCGACTTTGAGCGGGCTCGGCGATATGCGGCTGAGGAGAACTCTTTTCGCCGCCTGCACTTGAATCAGTGGGTCAAATCAGAAACGCGCTGGATCAACATGGACGACTGGGATGCGTGCGAGACCATCATCGACGTGAACCAACTACGGCACCTGCCATGCTGCTTAGGTATCGACCTCTCGACTAAGCTGGACCTCACGGCTATTGTGGCGGTGTGGTTCGACTCGGCAGGCGGCTTATTTTACGTGATGCCTTTCTTTTTCGCACCCGCCGACAACTTAGACAAGCGGGCGCAGACGGAGGCGATGAAATACAAGGCATGGGCCAAGTCGGGACACCTCACCCTTACCGCAGGCGACGAAGTAGATTTTGGCTTTGTCCGGCAACGGATCAAGGCGCTGTGCGAGCAAATGAACGTAGTGTCCATCGGCTACGACCCGCAATTTGCCGGTTACCTCGCGCAAAGGCTAAAAGAGGAGGACGGGCTGCCCATGCTGGAGATCAAGCAGGGCTTTAATTTTTTCAATGAGCCATGTATTGAACTGGAATCGGCATTGATAGCGCGTCGGATAAGACATAACGGGCATCCCGTATTGCGCTGGAACGCGGATTGTGTGACGGTGAGAAAGAACGACGCGGGCATGTTGCGGCCCGTGAAGCCCGACCGCATGAAAAATAGTAATCGAATTGACGGAATTGTAGCCATGCTCATGGGCATTTTCGCGCAATTGCGGACGCCGGGACCGAGACGGTCAATTTACGAAGAAAGGGCACCACTAATTTTCTAATGTTCGAGCGACTTCGACAGATTCGCGCGGCTGTGGTGGGGGACTGGGAAAAGTACCTCATCGGGAAAATGCGTGGCCACTCGTCTATCGAAATGGGCTCTATTGGCGGCTCCGTGAGCGAGCAAACCGCGCTGGCCATCTCGGTCCACTTAGCGTGCGTGCGGGCCATCGGCGAGGACGTGGGCGGGCTTTCGCTAAAGGTCTATGAGCGACTGGAGGGCGACGGCCAGAGGGCGGAAATTCCCGACCATCCTATCTCGCGCGTGATCCGCAAGCCGAACGACTGGATGACTCAGCAGGAGTTCTTCTCCGGTCGAGTCTCCACGGCGGTGGCCTTCGGCAACGCCTATTCAGAGATCCAGTTTGATTCGCGATATAACCCGGTGGCGCTGATTCCGCTATCGACGCCGCAGATGGACGCGCGAATAAGTGGCGGGCAGATGACCTATCGATACCTGGAGCCAAACGGCGAGAAGCGGTTCATCGACCCGGCGAGCATTTGGCATTTGAAGGGCGCATCGCTGGATGGCTTTTTCGGCATGTCGGTGATCGAGCAATGCCCTGACGCCTTTGCCTTGGCTCGCGTTCAGGAGATTTACGGGCTAAAGTTTTTCGAGAATTCGGCGCGCGGCGATGTCTACTTTCAGCATCCCGGCGTGATGAGCCCTGATGCTCAATCGCGATTCAAGGATGCCATCAACTCCAGACATTTAGGCGTTGGAAATGCCCATAAGGCCATGATTCTCGAAGAGGGGGTAACTGTTAGTAGCACGTCGATGCCGATCAAGGACATAATGCTGATCGAGTCGCGGCGCATGTCGGACATTCAGATCTTGGGGCTTCACCGGATGCCTCCGCACAAGATCGGCATCCTGGACCGCGCCACGTTCTCCAACATCGAGCACCAAGCCATTCAGTACGTAACTGACGTTGTACAGCCATGGTCGCAACGTGTGGCTGAATCGCTGATGCGTTGTCTGATGGGCTCCGGCGAACGCAAGCGGATTTACGTCGAGCACAATTACGATAGCTTGCTGCGGGCCGACGTCAAGAGCCGAAACGACGCATTGGCCGTGCTCCGAAATATCGGCGTGCTGAGTGTAAATGATTGCCGCAAAATGCTGAACATGGTACCAATCGACGGCGGCGACATCTACTTACAGCCTTTGAATATGGTGGACGTAACTAAGCCGGTCGCCCCGGCAGATAAGGTGGCGGCATGACGATGGAGCGGCGCGCGTTTTCTTTCGAGCTTCGGGCCGATGCTGCTATTGATGGGGCAGCGGTGCGGCAGGTGTCGGGCTATGCGGCTTTGTTCGGTGCTGAGGCCGAGTTATACGACGGCTGGCGCGAAGTGATCCGACCTGGTGCCTTCGCGGAATCTATCGCCGGTGCCGATGACATTTACATGCTTTGGCAGCATGACTCCGGGTATCCGATGGGCTCGCGCGATGCCAAGAGCCTTTCGTTAGCTGAAGACTCTATCGGCCTATACTTTTCCTCCGTTTTGGGCATGAGTGACCTAGAGGGCTATTGGTATAGCCAGATACAGGGCGGCATTATCCGCCGCATGTCTTTCGGCTTTCAGGTTCCTGTCGGTGGCGACATCTGGGACCACGAAACCAAGATGCGCACGATTACCCGAGCCAAGTTATTCGAGGTTTCGCCGGTCACCTGGCCGGC